GTGCCTGTGTGTCGTTGTATGTTCTCAAAAACGCTAAGTATTTCTGTGGATGCTATTACACTACTAACTGCAAAGGATACAATCAGTCCACCGTCTGCTATATATATAAGATCAAAGGCGTGTGCTAACAAGATAGCAAGGTAGTACATCACAACCTTGTCGATTGTCCTGCGTATGCCTCGACTTATAAACTTCATATTTGATGCCTTCCAACCTGTGTAAAGGTCAGCAAGCACTAAGGCAAGAGTGAACACAAGATACCACGCAATTGGAATCAAGAACCATCCAAGTGCCGTAAGTATCGTTGAAAGTATGCTTTTATGTATCACTCTTTTTTGCACGTCTGCGAAGTTTCCGCTCTGCTCGTAGTTGCCTCCTTTTGATTCGAGTTGCACGCAACTTTGCACGTGCTTCTTTTGCAGGTCGCTTAATCTCTAAGCGTGTTCTTTGGTTGTCTGCTATTGTTGGCAGAGCCTTACCAAATCCTGCAAGGAACTCAATAAGCGAGGCAAGGAACTTACTCAGCACTCTTCTTGTCCTCCTCCTCTTTTTCTACAAATAGACGTTCCTCGATTGCATCAGGCAACAACTCAAGTATTCGCTCAAGTATCTCATCGTCTTTTTTAGTCTTAGTTAATGGTGCAATGTAACGGTCATAAAACACGACAGCACCTAAGAGGATTGAAGCAATTTGCCATCCCCAAGTTTGGATAAATTCTACTATTGAACTCATACTACAAAAATTGAATTTGTTATAAAATCGGAATCATTCTGCTCAGTCCATCCGTACGTGTTTGCGTTGTCACGCAAGTAGTCAATCAATCGTTGACGTAATTGCTGGACTAAGGTTTCGTTTTGTTTGTGTGCAACCATACGAGCCTCTTCAGTTGCAGTTGCGTTTGGTGTGTTTGGATATGCTGCACCCACATTGCTGATGCGTGGGCTGTTATTAGCCAATACAAGCGATTTAACGCCATAAGCAAGCAAAGGCTTGACGTAGGTATCTCTTAGCGTTATCTCGTCAGCAGATGGACTTCCACCGCTTACTGAGGCATATAACGTATCACCCAGAATAGGCTTAATCGTATTGTCCTCAATCAAGTCAATGAATCGTGCCTTAATGTCGGCAGGATCAAAGTTAGCGTAAAACGCCTCTGTTACTATATCACTCGCTGTCATCAACGGCATAACCTAACTCTTTTTGAATTTCAGATAATGGAACTGCCTCGTCAATCTTCGCTTGGCTTACATAGTCAAGTGCCGTAAACATTGGCTTGTTCTCAAACATAATTGGAGACTGCTCTGCAAGTTCGTAGTACTCCGTGCCTTCTAAGGTATGCAGGTAGGTGTGAAGTATCTTCTCCTGTAATGGCTCAATCTCGTATTGCATTACTCGTCTGTGGTGATTCTCTACTTCACGCACGTTGCCAAGTTTACCTGCTTCCTCAACACCCATAAGTGACGGATGCCACCCTGCGGCCATTATTATATTACGCTCACAAGTACGGCCTAAGTCCTTAAACGCTCCGTCAGTTGGCAAGTTGTATTGCACAAGTGAAAGCTTACCATCACCACCTGAGATGTTCACAGGTGTACTTGGCCCAAAGGCAGACTCTCCTTTTAACTGCTCACGGATACGATCACGAATCTCTTTGGCCGTATCGTCATCTGGTGTGAATGGCATCTCTACATTAAGAATGCCACTAAGATGTATGCTGTTTTGCAAATGTGTGTAGTTAAAGCGTGGCAGCAAGTTCTCAAGGATTGCATCGTAATATGCACCTGTCCAATTGGCTCGGCCATAGACCTGCATTGCAGGCTCGTAGTCACCAACACGATGCACACAAACCTTCTTAAATACTCGGTCTTGCTCATCGTAAAAATCCTCATAGCCATACCCTGATAAAGGTAGTCTATAAGGTCGGTACTCATTGCGTGAGTAATGTGCCCAATTCTTAGAAACCCATACGCCTGTCGGCTCAAGGTATTCGTCAACATCGGATGCAAAACGTACTTGTGATGCATCTAAGTGCATTGCAAAGCTACGCTCTTTGATTGGTGTGTTGCCTGCGTACTCGATATACCGGACTTCTTTAATAAAGCCTTCTCCGTGTAGTTGTACGTCTAAAGCAACACGGTAGATAAGTTGTCTTAGATCATAGTGAGTCTTAGGACTCGTGAACTTATCAATCTTCTTTTGTAGGCTCTCGTTCTCCGTCTTGAGATCCGATGCCACCAGGTTGCTCTTCTGCGTTAGGACTGCTCTCAGCGTTTTGCTGTTCTGATACGCTTCCGCTATCCTCTGAGGAAACAGACCTGCGTTTCCGTCCTCTCCCCACTTTATCCACTTTGTTCCCCTGTAACCCACTATCTCCGATCCCATTGTCGGCTTTTCGTGACTTTCGTCCAGAAGGTTTAGAATCTGAAACGCATTTAAAGAATTGAGGGAATTGTTCGCAGGTTTTTTCATTGTATGGATTAGAGCCGTCTAAGGGAAAAACAAAGGTACGTCCGCCTCGCAACGAGACGGACTTTCCCTTGTATTTATCTTTCACCAAGTACATTAAGCACCTGTTAATAGATAGTCAATGATGTCGCTCTGAACAGTCTCAGAGTTAGCTTCAGTTAAAACAAATGGAGGTTGCTCTTGCATTCCCATTATGTTTAATTCAAAGCTGTTTGCATCAGTACGCACAGAACCTGAACCACCGTTAAGTGAGTTAAATTCTAATACGCCTATCTCAGCTTGGTCAGCACCTAATACACGAAGCAAGGTGTTAGTTCCAAACTCTTGGATAACTGCAACCAACTCACAAGTATCACGCAATTGTTCCAATGCGTAAAGCTGTGCAGATGTTGGTGCAGGTACGTTCATAAAGATGTTGATCGTAGTAACGTCAACTCCGTTGTCCTGCCGCTCAGTATTTGACTCATAGCGAGCTTCGCCTTTCTTGAAGGTAAACTCCTCAAAGTAAGTTGTTGCACCGCCATCAAATGTTACGTCAGTAACAGCGTGGTTAGATGCAGATACGTCAAACGTGAGTGAACTGATCTCAGATGCGTCACAAAGCAACAGGCGTTTAATACCACCTGCTGTTCTGTTACACTTGTCTACGGTTAAACTTGATAATGCCATTTCTATGCTATTTTTTTAGGTTTACAAATTAGCTTAGAAGAGTGATGTTTTTACCATCAGAGATAGCAACATCAAAGGCAAAGTCTAAGCGATAACGAATAGTACGACTTGCAGAAGTGCTTGATTGGTCAACAATCAATACTTGGTTAAGGTCGCTGATAAGTGGAGTTGCGAAGTGCATACTTGCAATACGAGAGCAAACAACAGCATTGTTACGCATCTCTGGAATCTCAAGAACTCGGTATCCTAAGAAAGACAACTCATAGTCTTGAGAGTAAACATTAGGAGAGTATGCGGCCTCTGCTTGCTTTAATTTGTAAGCAGCAGCAACTCGTGAAGGCACGTAGAAAACCGTGTCAGGAGCAAGACGGATTGAGTCGCTCATATTTCGGTAAACTTCTTCAAATGCAGCAACAACATTGTTCTTGTTGATGCAAGTTAACGTACCTGCTGACCAAGTACCCAAAGATGTTGAGTTAAGGTCAATTGTAATATCGTTAGTAGCGATAGCAGTAATGCTGAAAGTCTTGCCATCTTGAGTATCCCAAGTACCACCTGCAAGTCCTTCAAGAGTTACTTTGTCTCCAACTGCGTAGTCAGATGCATCTCCAACAGAGATAACAGCAGAACCTGCTTCAGTAGCGGCTGTGATAGTCTGCTTGTAAGTACCTCCAACAGCAATGTCAACAACTGAAGAATCAGCAAGCATTGTGTCGATAAGACCTGTTACTGCGTTAGTACCACCTTGAGAAATTCCTTGAGAAGAACCAAACTGAGAAACCGCTAATGCAGAACCAGACCAGATAGAAGCACCAACGAACAAAGAAGCCTTTTGAGCAAAGTGTTGGTTTAGGGCATCCTCTAAAGAAGCAGGTGCAACGTAGTCTCCTGCTGCTCCTCGTGGTTGCTGTGATGCTAACCAAAAGTTGTCAAGATTCTTGTAGTCAATCTCTGCGTTGATCATATACTTACCTAACTCAAACTTAATCTCAGAAAGGTCAGCAGTTGAAGATGAAGAGAACGTTCCGTTAGCATCCTCGATTGCAACATCAGAGTCAGCAAAAACGACAGTGTACTTGTCATCTACATTTGTGTGCAAGGTAACGTATCCTTGCTCGATTGTTCTTGCTCCTAATACTGAGGCAGCAAGAGTAACATCGCTAAAGTATCCAGCGTATGTTGAACTGTTTAAAGTAATATTAGCCATTTTGTTTTATTTTTTATTTAGGGCATTTTGAATTGCAAGCTCTTTCCAATCTACTTTGCTTGCTTTATTGTCAGGAGTGTGTACTTTCATAGCAGCACGCTCTTCTTTGATTTCCTCGATTTGAGACTTGAGTTCAGTAACAGCAGCCAATAAGGTCTTAACCTCTGACTTGTACTTTTTCTTAGAAGCAGGAACTTCTTCCTCTTCTTCCTCTTCTGCTTCAAGTTCTTCTTCTTCCTCAGTCATTGCTGCTACTTCTTCCTCCTCTTCTTCTTCTTGAGAAAGTACTTCTTCTTCTTCCTCTTCTATAGCTTCAGCAGCACGCTCTTCCAATACGCCTAAAGCGATCAACATAGCGTGTCCTTCCATAGGGATTACCGCAACCTCAGGAGAAGCCATATACTTCTCTTCGCCTTCACCAAGTTTAACGCATACCTCTTCAACTCCTTCTACATTGTCGGCAAGTGCCTTAATGAGTTCAAGTTTAGCAGATACATCTAAACCAAGTGCAAGGTCTTTGATTTCGTTGGACGTTAACGCCTCAACTATTTGACTTTTAGTCTTAAACATTGCTGTGATTTTTGTGATTAAAGATGAATGTAAACCGCCAACTTGTTCCTCGCTATAATCTACTTTGTCGGCAAAGCCTAACTCTACTGCTTCCTCTGGCGTTAACCAAGTTTCAGCATCAAGCATTTCAATTAAGGAGTCCTCAGGTTGACCTGTTTTAGTTTTATATCGCTGAACCATAATGTCTCGGACTTTATCGAGTACGTCAGCTGATTGTCGTAAGTCTTTAGATTCGCCTGCTGCAACGGTATGTGGATTGTGAACCATCATCATCGAGGCAGGTCGCATAACAACAACATCGGCAGCCATTGCAAAGAGTGATGCAGCACTTGCCGCTAATCCTTCCACAATTGCCGTTGTTGGGCCTTCGTGCATTTTGATTGCATTGTAAAGTGCAAAGCCTTCGAACACATCGCCACCAACTGAGTTGATCTTAATGGTCAAAGGTACACCTGTTTTATTTTCGATTGCATCAGCAATCTGTCTTGCGGATACGTCCCATTGTCCAACCTCTCCGGAAAGGACCACCTCAACACCTTCCGCTTTGTTCGTGATCTTGGTAAGTGATGAATCGCTTACTTTTGCCTTTACGGTATTGATTACTTCTTTCATACGCTTTTCGCCTAATGTGCCAACACACGCCCATTTAATTTGAGCAACAACTCCTGCAATGTTGGAAAGGTTAGGACTTGTATCGTCTTTAAACTGACTGCCGTCCTCGAAGTGTCTTGCACACCACGCTTCCCTTTCCGATACCCATTGCAACGTCCCCTCTGTCCTCTCGCCTTCTCTGTACTTAGTGTAGTACTCAAAAGCCTCATTCCCTCTAATGTTGCCTCCTGCTTTCCAAATGTCCGGATAGTTATCCTTTAGGTCTTTGGCATAAGCAAAGTCAAACCTGTCGTAATCGCTTTGCGTTAAGGCAGGCTTGTCAGGGTTTATTGGCATTCTGCAACGATACGCAAAATGATTGTTCTTTTTGCCACTAATTTATGGCTCTCCTTATCCAAGTAACAGACCGTCCAAACTTGTCGGCAGTCTCCTGGTATGCCTTCATAGATTCTCCGTGAATCTGTAAACGCTCACGATAGTAGGCCTT